GTATCTGACCCTAACATCTTTTCGACAGCACAAAGAGTTTTACTTGCACAAACACAACTGCAAGCTGCTTCACAAGCTCCACAGATACATGATCTTCGTGAAGCATACAGAAGATTATACAAAGCACTTGATGTAGAGAACATTGATGAAATGCTGATACCAGAGATGGGTTCTAAACCTATGGACCCAGCTACAGAGAACTATACAATGATGTATAACAGACCTGTAAAAGCATACGCATGGCAAGACCACGATGCACACATAGCAGTGCACGAAGCGTTTATGGGCGACCCATCAATTATTCCACAAGACCCTAAACTACAACAAGCATTAGCAGGTGCAGTACAAGCACACATACAAGAACACCAAGCTCACAAATACAGAATGTCTATACTTGCAAACGCAGGCATAGAACTTCCTACAGCACCAGAGTACGACAGATTTAATCCTGGTAAGAGTGATGAGTATGAATCTATGGATAGAGATGTAGAGAACGCAGTTGCACAAGCACAGGCACAAGTTGCAGGTCAAATATCTGCTGCTGCTCAACAACAAGCTCAAGCTGCTGCTGCACAACAGCAAGCACAAGACCCTAGATTCCAACTTGCACAACAAGATTTACAATTAAGAGCACAAGATTTACAACGTAAGGCTGAAGAAGGTGCAATAAGAAATCAAATTAAAGAAAGAGATTTATTACTTAAAGAGGAAGCTGCTGCTGCAAAAGCACAGATAGATGCATCAAAATTAGCTCTAGATCGTGATAAAATACAAGCAGATATTGAAATAGACAGAGAAAAATTGCGAAGTAACGAACAACGTGATATAGCTAGGTCTCAATATCAAAAAGCTATGTCAGACCAAAAAGCTGAGATAGAAAGAGCAAGAACGATTATAGAA